GGATAAAACTTTTTTGAACTTAATTTCTTGTTTTGTAAATATAGGATGTGGTTATTGCCCCCACTATATGAGTCCAACAGATCAAGTGCCTTATGTTCTATAAGTGTTTGACTATTTTCCAAATTGTCTTTTTATTAAAAATAACAATAAAAAAGATATTTATCAAGAAAATAACAATATGAAGAGTAATGTTCCTATTAGTAGGTTAGGTAAATTCTTTGGAAGTGAGGATTTTGATCTTGAAATTGGCATGGGTCAGGAGTGGCTTATTGGTGATATGAACTTTACCTGCGTCCTATATAAAGTAGATAGAAACAAGACACCTATTGATGATGTTTATGGTGAGACATTAACGGATGGTATAAACTTCTTACCACCTGTTGAGTTTAATGCTTACGTTGGGATTGCAGTGCCTGAAAACAAAATGTTGGGAACAACTCGTATAGATCAGTTAGAACCAGGAAACATTACCATATCAGTTTATTTAAAAACATTAGATGACCTTAATATTGACATTGACTTTGGTGATTACATTGGATACTACGATACTGAAAACTTTGTTAGATATTATAGTGTTGTTAACGATGGTCGTGTGACTTCGGATTTAAAACATACCTATAAAGGCTATCGCCCTTTTTATAAAACAATAATCGCCGCACCTGTCGGACCAAATGAATTTAGAGGACTATAATGGCATTACCTAAGAACCATACCGTAAAACCAGCGATACCTTTACAGTATCCAAAAATACTTCACCAAAGAAGAGAACAATTGGCTGAAATGATTTCTAAGGATGGAACTTACCTTCCTAAGTCGTTATTACATGCCGACTTGGACCGTGGGTTTTTAGATTTTGTTCGTGATACATTGGGTATTACAACTGAAGGTAGGGTTGTTCCCGTTGTTGATATCTTAATCACAACTCAAAACTGGGAACAATTTGTTGAGACGTGGGATTTCCAAAACATTGACAAGAATGTTGAACCCCCATTTGTTACGACAATCAGAATACCTGAAGTGAAGTACGGTAATAACCCATCGGTTATGTATAATATTCCTAATAGGAGAATGTATTACTATATGGAAGTACCAACTTGGGACGGTAACAGACACGGAGCTGACATTTATAAAATACCACAACCTGTTCCTGTTGATATAAAATATACGGTGGCAATTGTTTGTAATAGAATGAGAGAGATAAATGCCTTTAATAAAAAGGTAATGGAAACGTTTGCGTCAAGACAAGCGTATCAAAAAATTAAAGGACATTACATTCCAATTATTAACGACAATATCTCAGATGAATCAGTTTTAGATTTAGAGAAAAGAAAATATTATATTCAAAAATACGACTTCACAATGATGGGTTTCCTTATTGATGAAGATGAGTTTGAGGTATATCCGGCATTATCAAGAACACTTCAGATTTTTGAGGTGGATCAAACACCGGTTAAAAGACCAAAAAGAAAGGCGGTTCCAAACGAACCACCAAAAATTACATTATCTTATGAGGTTGGGGTTACAAGTCAGGAATATTTCTTTGAGTATACTTGTAATGTTAATGAGTTTCAAAATAATAATGTGGAATCTTACCAAGTATTCATCAATGATGACTTCTATGGTACCGATATTGCGGTAAGTCAAATAAATACGGGGGATGTGTTTAGAGTTGAGGTTACACCGACTGACAACACAAAACCTTGTAACATTTCATTTAACCAAACACTTATTTAACTCTCTCCATATATATCTTTTTTCTCCTTACATTTTTCCATTATAAGGTTCTCTAAAAACTTATACATTTTAATACCACGTTTATCGCAATACTTCTTCAACACTGAGTGAACCTCAATGTCAATCTTTAAGTTTTTTATCTTTTTGATATCGTCATCCATAGGGTAGAAAAAAGGCAGAATAAAATCATACCAACATATAAATACTTTTCTTAATGTAAAGTTTTTTGTGTTTTGGAAAGTATTTATAGAAAAATAAATTAAATAAAAGAAATTTTCAGTATGGCAACTAGCACAAATAGTAAGGTTTTTGTTTCTCCTGGAGTGTACACATCCGAAGTTGACTTAAGTTTCGTAGCACAAAGTGTGGGTGTTACTACCTTAGGGATAGTCGGAGAGACATTAATAGGTCCGGCATTTGAACCTATTTTCATTACGAATTTTACGGAATTCCAAACTGTATTTGGTGGAGTATCCCCAGAAAAGTTTGTGAATACACAAATTCCAAAATACGAAGCCGCTTATATAGCACAAGCGTATTTACAACAATCAAATCAATTATTCGTAACAAGAATCTTAGGTTTATCAGGTTATGATGCGGGACCATCTTGGTCAATCACAACTATTGCGAATGTAGACCCAACAACAATTGACGTATGGTGTTTAAGTTCGGTAACGGATTTTAGTACTTGTGTTACAACTTGTGTTACACCAAAAGAATTAACATTTGTTGTTAACTTTACAGGTTGTACTAATAGTACATCTACAATCGGATATACAACAACATTCCCTGACACTATTGAATCTCAACTTTATACTCAATACGAAGAGTTTAATGGTGGAGTTTCATCAATAGATGCTCAAATAAAAGATTTAATCTTTAATGTAATTACAGATTCACAACCATATATGGCTGAAGATGAATATATTTCATACTTTGGGTCAATTGCAACTGATGATTATAATACATTAGAAGCTGCGGGATGGTCAGCGGCAACAAACGTTTACCAAGTTCCTTCAGTTTCATTTGATGATACATCATTAACATCACCATTGAATGACTCTTGGTATTATTCTCAATTCGCTCACACTGGCGGAACGGCTTATTCAGGATTCTCATTCTTTACTTATGTTTCAGGACTTACGGCTTACTACCCTAACCCAACACCTACACCACAGGTATCAGCGTCTCCGACACCGACACCTTCATTTGTTAATCCTTGTATTACACCTTCACCATTTACCTCCCCAACACCTACACCAACACCGGTGAATATAGATTGTTATCAAGGAAGTATTGTTGGTAAGATTTACTACTACACAGGAACATCTTATACAAACTATGATAATGTTGTTGTTTCAACATTAAGATCAAGAGGTATCTCAACTTACGCGGCAGGTGCTGAAGATCCAGCTTACTCAGTAACAGGTCTTACAAATGTGTCTTTAAATATGACAGGTCAGTACTCAGGTGTAACTAAAAATCCATTCTTACAGTTTGCAGTAAATGTAACTGACAAGTACGGTACAAACTTCACATTTGAAACTTCATTGAGTCAAAATGATTCTGAATACATTCAAAAAGTATTTGGAGTAACTAACTTCCAAAAACCAAGAATTAGTGTTCCATTATTCTGTGAAGAAGCATTCCAATCTTGGTTAAACTATTCTTGGAACAAAGGATACATTAGAGGTTTAAGTTCTGAACTTATTGCCTTAGATTCAGCACAAAGTGGTGACATCAACTCAATTGGATGGTACTTAGATAGATATCAAACTCCTAACTCGCCTTGGGTTGTATCGGAATTAAGAGGTAATAAAGTATTTGACCTATTTAGATTCTACACAATTTCTGATGGTGATGGAGCAAACACATTGGTTAAATTATCAATCATCAACCAAACATTTAACAATGGTACATTTGATGTGTTAGTAAGAGATTACTTTGACACAGATGCTAACCCAGTAGTTCTTGAGAAGTATACAAACTGTACAATGGATCCGGGACAAAACAACTTTATTGGTGTTAAGATTGGTACATTAGATGGCGAATATACATTAATGTCTAAATACATTATGGTTGAAATCAACGAAGACGCACCGATAGATGCAATGCCTTGTGGGTTCAACGGATTTAACTTTAGAAATTATGCGGGGGCTAATTCAGCATTCCCAATCATCAAAGCTAAATATGATTATGCGGGTGAGGTAGTTTACGATCCACCATTTGGTTTATCTTCAGGAAACAACGACGCTGTTTTAAGTAATGGTGACAATGTTAGAAGAACATACTTAGGTATATCTAATAGTTACGGATGGGATCCAGCTTACTACGAATATGTAGGTAAGAGAAATCCAATCAACTCTTGTGATATTGATAGTGTTCCATTTAACTACAGATCAGCAGGTTTCCACATGGATATTAACGCAAGTGGTATTACAATCGGACCTGAGTTCTCAACAAGTGGTGACCCAAGATTTATCTGTGGAAATGCATCATTCGTTACAGATCCTGAAACACCAACTAACCCATACTTTAGACTTTTCGCTCGTAAGTTTACCTTATTAGTACAAGGAGGATTTGACGGATGGGATATCTATAGAGAAAGTAGAACAAATACAGATGAGTTCTCACTTGGTAGAAGAGGTTTCTTAAGAGGAGCATGTCCATCAACACTTTATCCTTCTGCAACAGGTTGGGGAGCGTTTAAACAAATATCAATTGGTGACGGAACAATGGCATTTGCTAACACCGACTACTACGCATACTTGTTAGGACAACAAACATTCGCTAACCCTGAAGCAACAAACATCAACGTATTCGTAACACCAGGTATTGATTATGTGAATAACAGTAACTTGGTTGAAGATGCAGTTAACATGATTACATTCAACAGAGCTGACTCTTTGTATATCACAACAACTCCTGACTACGATATGTTCTTACCTACAACAACAGGAAATGACGGATTTATTTACCCAACTGAAGCGGTAGATAACTTATACAACACAGGTATTGACTCTAACTACACTTGTACTTACTACCCTTGGGTATTGACAAGAGATAGTGTAAACAATACTCAGGTTTATATTCCACCAACAGCACAAGTAACAAGAAACTTGGCGTTAACCGACAACATCGCATTCCCTTGGTTCGCGGCGGCAGGTTACACTCGTGGTATTGTTAACTGTATTAAAGCACGTAAGAAGTTGACACAAGAAGATAGAGACATTCTTTACAACGGTAGAATTAACCCAATCGCAACCTTCTCTGATGTTGGTACTGTAATTTGGGGTAATAAAACTCTACAAGTTAGAGAATCTGCTCTTGACAGAATTAACGTAAGAAGATTGCTATTACAAGCTCGTAAATTGATATCTGCAGTATCTGTAAGATTGTTGTTTGAACAAAACGACGCACAGGTTAGACAAGACTTCTTAAATGCGGTGAATCCAATCTTAGATGCGATTAGAAGAGACAGAGGTCTTTATGACTTTAGAGTAACAGTTTCTAATGATCCTGAAGATTTAGATAGAAATCAAATGACAGGTAAGATTTACATCAAACCAACAAGGTCACTTGAGTTCATTGACATCACATTCTACATTACTCCTACGGGAGCATCGTTTGAGAATATATAAGTTGGTTTATTATTCAAACATAAAGGGGGACGAAAGTTCCCCTTTTTTATTTTACTAGATATTTATTTATATGAATTATAAAAAAGTAGTACGAGAAATACTGAGTGAGATTATTCACGATCAGATGAAACCTACGATGAAGTATTATGCTTTTGACTGGGATGACAATTTAATGTACATGCCAACCAAGATTTATTTGAAAGACGATAAAGGAAAAACAGTTGGTATGTCTACCGAAGATTTTGCGGAACACAGAACTGAAATTGGTAAAGAACCTTTTAAATATGAAGGACACACCATAGTAGGTTTTGACGACGAAGCGTTTAGAGACTTTAAAATCCCCGGTGATAAAGCATTCGTAAAAGATGCGATGACAGCTGAAACGGGTCCTGCATGGAGTGACTTTGTTGAGGCGGTTAATAATGGGTCTGTTTTCTCAATCATCACAGCAAGGGGACATACCCCTTCAGTTCTTAAACAATCAATTTATAATTTAATTAAACAAAACAAACACGGATTGTCTTCAAAAGAATTGGTTAAGAACCTTAGAAAATATAGAGAATTAGCGGATGAAGAAGATTTATCTGATGACGAATTAATAAGAGCTTATTTAGATATGTGTAAATATCATCCTGTAACTTTTGGTGAAGGTTCTGCTGCGAACCCTGAAGAATTAAAAGTTAAGGCTATGCAAGAATTTATGATGTATGTTAGACACCTTTCACAACAATTACAAGAGAAGGCATTTATGAAAAACAAAATTAGTAATTATTTTACACCATATATTGGTTTTTCAGATGATGACTTAAGAAATGTACAAACAATGAGAAAGCATTTTCCAGATAAAGATGATTTAAAGATTTATGCTACATCAAAACAAGGTAAAGAAGAATATTAATAATTAGTTAAAACTAGTTCTAGTAAGAGTATATCTGGAAAAAAAATGGAAGTAAATAGAAAAAAATTTTCTTTGATATATTTATAATAAAAAAATAAACAAAAATTAAAACAAAAAAATAGTATGGCTGATTTGTTAATGAAAATGCCGATACCTTACGAACCAAAAAGGGAGAACCGATGGATCTTAAGATTTCCTTCATCACTTGGTATTAACGAGTGGTATGTTGAGACATTCGCTCGACCTAAATTAACTATCGGCGCAACCGAGATACAATTTTTAAATACTTCAACATTTGTTGCTGGTAGATTTAAATGGGAACCACTTTCAGTTAAGTTCCGTGATCCAATTGGGCCCTCAGCTTCACAAGCGGTTATGGAATGGATTCGTTTATGTGCGGAGTCAGTAACAGGTCGTATGGGTTATGCTGCGGGTTACAAGAAAAATGTTGACCTTGAGATGTTAGACCCAACAGGGGTTGTCGTTGAGAAGTGGATTATAGAAGGAGCTTTCCTTACAGGATACGATGGGGGTTCTTTATCTTATAGTTCGGATGCTATTGCAGGTATTACTTGTGGTATCCAAATGGATAGATGTATATTGGTATACTAAAAAAAATAACATTAAATTATTTATAAGACCGTAGGCTTTACTAGTCACGGTCTTTTTTTATTTTTAATTATAAAATAGTAACTCATGGAACAAGACGCATACGCTGCTGGTCAGGCAGAATTTAATTTACCACACGATGTTGTATCATTACCTTCTCAGGGTATTTTTTACAAATCTAAAAAGAAATCAATAAAAGTTGGTTATTTAACTGCCGCAGATGAAAATATTTTATCTGACATTGATTCAAGAAAAAACATTAATGAAGGCATTATTCTACCATTATTAAGAAATAAAATATTTGAAAAGGATTTAAGACCCGAAGAACTTTTAGATGGTGATATTGAGGCAATCTTAATTTTCTTAAGAAATACATCATTTGGTCCTGAATATAGTGTTAAAATTACGGATCCAAAAACAGATGAGGTATTCACTGCATCAATTCTATTAGATGAGTTAAACTACAAAAAAACAAATGAAAAACCTTTAGACGACGGTACATTTGAGACGACACTTCCTGTGAGTAAAAGAAAGGTTAAATTAAAACTTTTAAATATGGTAGATAGGCTTGAAGTAGAACAAATAATTAAATCTTATCCTTCTGAAAGAACAGCCCCTACCGTTACTACAAAATTATTGAAACACATTGTATCACTTGATGGTGATGATGACAGACTGAAAATTGCAACTTTTGTTGAGCAGATGCCAATCGCCGATTCAAAATACATTAGACGATTTGTTTATGACAATGAACCGAGACTAGATCTATCAAAAGAAGTAATTACCCCGTCAGGAGAAAAAGCAGTCGTTGAGATTGGTTTTGGGGTTGAATTTTTTCGGCCTTTCTTATCAATATAAGGCAACAATATTAGACGAATTTTATTATTTCTCAAAAATATTCAGAACTCAATATTCTGAGTTTATGTCTATGCCTACTTATGTCCGTAAGTATTTGATTGGAAAATTTGTGGAGGAAACCCAAAACCAAAAATAAAATATTTATTGTATAAAGAATTACTATGGCTAAGGAGGATGAGTTACTAAAACAAATTGATGAGTACAAAAAACAAACCAAAAGTTTAACTGATCAAGTTAATAGTTTAAAGGGTACAATAGATAAAAGTACTAAAGATGCAACTCAAAGTGCTATAAATGATACTTTAAGTTGGGATATAAGACTTAACAATCTTGGTAAAATCGCAGATAACGCTGGAAATTCATTAAAAGGTGCTTTTGATTTTATATCTAAGGGTAGTGGAAAAGCATTTGGTGAGTTAGATACTTTAGGTACTGAAATACAACAAAGTTTTGGTGTCTCAAAAGAGAGACTTGATGAATTTAGATATTCTATTGCTGAAACAACTCCAGAATTAGTAAAAATGGGTCTTGAACAAGACGCCGCTGTTAAAAGTTTTACCGCAATTGCAAAAAGTTTAGGTACTGCGGCTAGTATTGGAAATGAGGCTATCATTGAGATGTCCGCGGCGGCAAAACTTACAGGTCAAGATGTTGGAGCGTTAGCCAGTAGTTTCAGAGAAGTTGGGGTTTCAATTTACGACGTTGGTGATCAAATGAAAGATGTTGCTAATTACGCTAAAAGTGTTGGGGTATCTGTAAGTGCGGTTTCAGATGGTGTTGTTAAAAACTTAGGTAAAATGAACCTATTTAACTTTGAAGGAGGTATTAAAGGTTTAACATCAATGGCCGCTCAAGCATCAAGGTTAGGTATAAACATGGATAGAGTGTTCAAATTATCTGAAGA